ATACCACTTAAACCTGAATAACCTGATATACCGCTTGAACCTGAATAACCTGATACACCACTAAAACCACTTCCTCCGGAATAACCACTACCACCTGAATAACCACTACCACCTGAATAACCAGAACCACCACTATAACCGCTTGTACCTGAATAACCTGAAGGACCGGTACCACTTATACCACTATAACCGGAATTGCCGCTGTAGCCTGAACCCCCACTATAACCGCTTGTACCTGAATAACCAGAGTAACCAGAATAACCCGACCAACCGCTTATACCAGACCAACCTGAAACACCAGATCCAGAATAACCAGACCACCCAGAAAAACCGTAACCAGAATAACCTGACCAACCACTTATACCAGACCAACCAGAAATACCAGAGTAACCTGACCAACCTGATAACCCGGATGCTGCATATGCACCTGCAATACCGGAAAACCCACTATAACCTGATAGCCCAGAACTACCAGAATAACCTGAAGTCCCGGCTGTACCGGTTGGACCTGAATAACCGCTTATACCGGAATACCCTACCCCAGAAATACCAGAGAATCCGGAATAGCCTGAATATGTACCACTATAACCACTAACACCAGAATAACCACTAGTAGCGGTGGATATAACCATGTTTGCATTGACTTTTACTAAAGATGACATATTAATAACGTATAACAATTAAAATGGTATTACCAATTGGTGGTATATCATTAAATGTGAGGGTTTGGTTTTGTGTACTAATTGAATAACTACTATCAGGCGTTTGAGTTACTCCATCAATTGTTACCTGATAGTCACTTGAACGGGAAGAAGTAATATTAGACAGAGTGTATGTTGTTGTTGTACCATCTGACGTAAATGTCCAATATGTTGGTAAAGTGGTTGCCATTGAAAGAGTGTTTGTTGTTGCTACTGCGGTTACAACTTGAGCAATTAAATATTCTTCTGGAACACTATATTCACCTGCAGTGTAAAATGCTGATGAAACCCCTGGTGTAACTGTAGTATATGTATTTATCGATACAGATGGGTCTCTATCAAAATAATTGTTTGTATCGTATAGTTCTTCTACCTCAATGTTAAATTTAGTAGATATAACATTTAAATACGGTAAAGATGTTAATATATCCGGGTTTGTTATAGTGAATCCGTTTAGTATTACTCCATCTGGTGTTAACTTTCTTGTAAAAGCAGTTAGTATATAAGAATAAAATAATCTTTCTAGCGAAGTACTGGTACCAGTTAAATTATTTTTTAATTTGGTGTAGGACACATGACTACGTTTGTTAGCAAGATAAACTGATATATCTTTTAATCTCCGAGCATATGCTACTATAGTAGCTTGTAAGCTTATATCATTGTTAAGATCTACAGCATTAAAAAAATCTTGTTCTTGAGTTGTACGCGCTGTAATACCTAATGTCTGTAAAAATGTTTTGTAATATTCTTTTACATAGTTAACTGAAACTGCATTTGAAAGTCCTTTATTAATGTACCAGTTTGTTACATAACTATTATACTGCGCAGTTAAATCAGAAGATGTAATACTGTTATTGCGTGTTTTCCAATTTTGAAACGAATAAGGCTGGGAAGTATCACCCCCTCCAGTTATGTTGGTTGAGCTTACTAATGTACTAATTGTATTAAAAACAGGCATAGTGTTATTTTATTAAACCCAACCCTTTATGTATATAATAATTATAGATATTTTCTAATATACCCCCGTCTTTTATCCAATCAGCATGATTTGCCCCATCTGTATACTGTAAAGCAGTTAATTCATCATCCCAATTAACTAGTCCTTCGACTTGTTGGTTATCAGCTGTACCATTGTAAACGAAAAACCTATAATATTGAGATACTGGGGTTTGTAATCCCCAACCGAATAATGCACTTAATGGATAGTTTGTAAGTGGATACGATGATTCCGGGTAAGCAACTAACGGTAAATAGGAATTTAATTTACGAGCTGTTACACTATCATAATTTTTAATAACCGGTACTTCAATTAGTTCATAATACTGAGAATTAAATAAATCATTAACGACAATTTTTTGTCCTGCTGAAACCATAGTAGTAGCTATGTTATATTCTTTTAATATACCACCTAAATTAGGTAACCCCGCACTTAATGAAAAATTACGAGCGTATAATGATCTTGCACCCCATATAACGCTTTGTTGAGTGGAGTACAGGTCGACTACCCTGCCCAATGTAGGTGGTATATCGTAATTATAATTGTCAAGTGTTAAGCCTAAAGATTCGGCTTGGGAATAAAAACTGTTTACATTGGCTGTGTTTAAATCAGCCATGTTTAATACATAATTAGCTATTTTTTCGTACACTACACCACCGTATGTGTCGTCATAAGTTGCGCTTGTACCTGCTACAGCAGCTAAATAGTTATCAAATAATACAGAGTTTTGATTGATAGTGGGCTGTAAAGCATAAGTTTTTAACTGATTACTAAAATCAAACCCACCATTAATTTTACGGGTAAAATAAGTACTATTAAAATCTATTACGTTAAAAGCAGAAAGGCTTTGACTTGTCATACCTTTATTACCTAACGTGTTAGTATAATTTTGATCAATATAATAAAGAGGTGCAATAGGTGTATAAGATATGAGCCTGGGGTTGTAGCCAGAATTTATATTAGGTGTTAAATCCTTAACATATGCAAAACCGTTAGCATTATTGTCATATATGTAAAATAATGCAGTACCGCTAGCGTATGGTGTGAACGTACCAAGATAATAACCACCGGTGTCTCTACCTAATGAATCAGTTCTTGAAAAACTAAATAAAAGTGTGCCATCGGTTACAGGAGATGTACTACTCATATTGAATCCTGCTTTTAAATTACAGTCGATTTATTATAAGACTGTATATGGTTTCCAACATGATCAGTTATAGGTACATTACTGTTATTAGTTATATCGTTTAATATTAACGTAGTAAGTGACGCAGCAAAAATATCATTGTTAATCTTGTTTAAAGGGTAATTAAACAAAGTTACATTTGAAAGAAATGCTCCATTATTTGAAGACAAAGGGCTTTTTAATGTTGTTACAAATTGATTTTCTGCTCCTACCCAATATGTCGGGTTTAAAGGTAATTTGTTGTTTAATGTAATATCAATATGATCTGGTGTAAAAGACTGTACGTAATAATAAGAAGATAAACTTACTAAAGAATTTGAATACGAGGGTACGTTAATATAATCTGTACCAGGTATGTTGCTCACATTAGTCCTGTCTAGCGTAACCCATATAGTTGTGGGGTTAACAGATTGATAAGGAATAACACTACCATCAAGTGTTTGCGGGGTTATTTTTAATGAAGGTAAATCGTCAATATAATAAAAACTACCTATACCAGATAAGCCTACTAACACACCGTTGGGGTCTAATAAACCACTCGAAAGTATTCTTATTTCAGTACTGCTAATAGGTTTATAATTAGTAATAGGGTATCCATCATCTAAGGGCATTGCTGAAACAGTCGTAAACCTCCACGTAGGACGGAGTGTTGCTGCCTGATTTTTTGGTATTTCGCTATATGGCTGAGAAAGAGAGTTTTGCGAGTATAAATAAAACGTAAGAGCGCTGGTTTCAAGTGACCGAGTGCTGTAATTAAACACTATAGGTAAGGGGCCTGTAACAGCTGTACCTGACTTACAGCTTTGATAACCGTAAAAACATGGGCCATTAGTAGTACCCGCTGTTGGGGCACTGTTTAAATCTGGCCAATTACTGTAGTTCCATGAAAGTGTATCTGTTATATAATCCCAAGCGGTAACTGTTTTTGAAAAAGTAAAAACTGATTGGTTTGTAGCGTTATTGTATAAAGCTACTTTTACTTCATAAACTCCTGGCCAGTTGTATATATGAGATGGAGAGTAGCTTGTATCATATGTACCATCCCCAAAAGACCACAATAAAGTATATGTCGATGTTATTGCTGATTGTGTGCTGCTGTCTTGTATATCTAAAGTACAAGTAAAAGGCGTAGCTAAGGTGTAACCCGAAAGAACTGTATTGCTTGTTCCGGTTACTTTTATACCGTTAAATGAACTTTGCGTTACGGCCATATTAGTAATTTATTATTGAAGCATTTTGAGATGCTTCGTATTGTACTACAACACGGGCAAGCAGCTCATTAATGTCATTTAAATATACTGTTTGAAATGGTTGTACAGTAAATGTTTTTGATGTTGATGTTATATCGTTACTTGGATAAGAAGGGTTGTAAACAATAAGTGAAACACCATTAACAACTTCTGTACTGTTTATTGTTTGTACAGATTGTACATCAGTTAATGCCAATATACTACCAGTTATGTCTGAGACGCTAATTGTACAACCTAACGTTAAACTTGATGGGTTAAAATAATTTTGAAATATAGATTGTATATTGCTTTTTACAACACTTATAGGTGTTTTTGCACCACGATTAAGAGTAACAACTAATTTAGAACTAGATATATCGTTTGTTGAAATTACGTTACCAACACCAGTACCAGTAGTAACCGCTAAATAAACCGGATCCATAACAACTACTTCAGATGTTAATGCTTTTTTATCTGCAACTGTAGAAGTAATTAATTGTTTTTGAGCTGGGGTTAAATAGTTTACGTAATTATTAGTTAGGAGTTTTGTAGCTTTTGGTAACACATATATATAAACATTATTGAAGTTACAAGCATCTGCAAATGCCATTTGATTGTATAATACTCTATAATCAACCCCTGGGTTTGTTAAACCGATAGTGTAAAGATATCTTAAATGCTTATTAAGATAATCATTATTGTTTAAAACAGCAACATCGTTAATAATATTTGCAAAATTATTTTTAATAAATGACTTATAGTCATTAGCAGTAACCACTCTGTACTGAGACTTAAACGAAGCTGGTGCATTAGAACGAATACTATCTACAGATTCAATATCTGTATATGAGGTAGAAATACTTGTATTTGCAAATTGTAAATTTAAAATATTTACATCTGTTAATAAATTTAAATCACTACTTGTAACATCAGGCTGAATAAGGGCAAATTGCCCAGTAGTATATAGAGCAGCACTTTGGCCGTTAATTGCTCCAGCACCCACCTCCCCTTCAGTACCAGCTGATTGTAAGTAATAAACAGCTACAACATCACCTACATCTAATTGCGCACCATTGATATTATCACCGAATTTAATTTCATAATTTTTGTTACTATTTAATCTAATTTCATAACTAGTATCGGTTGGGTTTTGTAAATAAAGTGATTCTGTCTTGTTCCATTTCGTCCATTTACCAGTAGAATTAGTTTTTTTAATATACACATCAATATTAAAATGATCTATAGTAACATTAGCGCCTGGAATTAAATAAACTATTTCATTTGATTCTCCGCGTGCAGTATAAAGTGGGTATTCAATGTAATTACCTTGATATAATAAATACTGGTTGCCAACCGAGGTTAACTCTTCAGTTGCATCAGAAAGCACTTTTGTAAATGTTATATCTTCATTAAACGAATAAGTAGCATTACCCGCTCTAATTAACGTGTACCTAGGTATTGTATAATAACCTGTAGTTAAACCAGCACCAGCTGAAACTGAAAACGATAGAGTAGAGGTTTGCACACCAATTGGTGCGTAATTTAATTGTTTAACTATACGATTCATATTTTCGTATAATTGTGCTTCTGAAAATAAAGATTCAGTTGCAGTCTGATTTTGATAATATAAAAGAACGTGGAAAGCATAAGCTATAATGTTATTAATAGCTGTTATGTTTGAGCCTTCGTAGTTCTGATCAGTAATAATGCCGCTGTTGTTTAAACGACTTGTAATAAAGCTTCTTAATGAAAGTGCATCAAATGCTACATATTCATTATTTGCTATATTGAGATCTTTGTTGTCTGAAGCTGTATTCATCGTTATGTAAGGAGAGAGTATCCGCTTTTATTTAAAGTACCAGGTAATATAATTTGTTTATTAAGAGCGGGTATCAAAATACTTAATACTATGATAAAGGTTTGCTCGTCTTTATTAATGGTTATATTAACATTTTGTACAACAACTCTTGGCTCAAAATTAGTAATATTATCCATTATATGATTGCCAATTAAATGAGCGGTAGTATTGGTTGCAGGCTCAAACACGTATTTTATTAAATTTAAGCCATATTCAGGATTTAATAAGTTTTGACCGGGGGCAGTATTAAACAAATTGTTAAGAGAGTTAACTATAGCATCTCCGTCATAATCTACTTGTAAGTCTCTTACTATAGGGTTATTAAAATCCAAGTGTAAGTCAACAAAGCTATACTTATTTGCAGATACTACCTTTTGTAGACCGTTAAAACTAATCGATGGCATGTAATTACTTATAAATAGGCTATAGAAACATAAGTAATAATATACATTTTATGAAGAACAGTAAGTTTATCCCTCTGTATGAAACCATATATAACCGTTATAAGCAAGGCGCGGGCTTTTTAGAAGGAGATATGGTAAAGCTTAAATCCGATTACAAATCATCTGAGGAATATAAATCACTCAGTGGCTCAATAAAAGCGCACTTAGAGGGTGCAGAGAAGTCTGGTTATAATTTACGTTTAGGTCGTTTACACACACCTGATGCACAATATGGCTCAATGGGTTATGTTAACTTACCTGCAACTCATGCAGATATGTACCAAGAAAAATCACCTGGTAATTTCGGTGGGCTTGTTACTGTACCATTGGGTTTAATTGAAGTAATCGATACAGGTATTAATCTTGCTCCTGTTTCACAAAATAATAAACGTCCAAGCGGTCAATATCAAAAACCAGGTAAATGGAAATCTAATCCAAATACTAAAGAAACAGAAGATCAAAACGAATTAGGTCATGAACAAAATTGGGTAAAGAAAGGGGATTACGAATTAGCTACAAAATATAAAAAACCAGCTGTTGGAGCTAATAGCTACGATGATTCAAAACCCTCAACCAAGTACAAGCCACTTCCAAAGAACAAATTAAAGCCAAAAACTTTAAAAGAATCTGAACAAGCTTTAAACGATATCTATATTCACATTTTACGGGAAGACG